TACTTCTAAAATGGGAGTTGACAAAGTAGTATATAATACACGAACTAAATCAGTTGGTATTGTACGAATGGCAGATGAACGAGGTGAAACTAAAACTGATGCAGATGGTAATGTAAATACATCTGAATTAGAACCATTCAACCCAACCAAATATCCACATCAAAAAGATGCTAACGTTGCACCATCAACTCAAAAGGAAGTTGATAGTAGAGGATTATGGAATCCACTTTCAACTACGGGAGATACACCTAAAAAAGATATTGATAGTAATGGTGGGAAATTAGAAAAACAAAAACCAGAACCAACTAAACCAAGACCAGGTAATCCGCAAGTAAACAAAGTTGTTCGTGCTAAAGCAAATAGTTTAGGAGTTACTCCAGAGAAGTTAGGTAAAGAAGAATATGAAAAGAGAATGTCTCAAGCAGCTGTTGAAGCTTTAACTGATGCAAACTTTCATTCTGAATCAAGAGCTCTTATTGCAGTTTTAGAAGATAATCCTGAACTTGCTAAGAATCCTTCAGATGACCCAAACAAACCAGAAGATAGAAAATCAGCTGAATATGCTGAATGGAAAAAAGGTACGGCATGGGGTTCATCATTTGGTGATTCAAGTGATGGTACCGATGATATCGCTCATTCAGCAACTGGAGAATCATCTTGGAATGGACAAGAATCAATTGATGCAATTGCATTTGATTTGAAAATGAATGGTTCACATAAATTAGCAGCAAAAATACAATCAATCTTTGATGAGAAGAATGAATCAACAACATCTATATCAGATATGATACCTGAATCAGTTGTAATCAATGAAGGAACTCGTTCTCAAGTTGGTATCATAGATGGTAGTGGTAAGATAATTTCTGCATACGTTCATTTCGATGGTTACCCATCAAATATGAAACCAGGCTTAAAACATCATATGAAAAGTGATAAAGATGTTCTTAAACTAATTAAGATGGGTGGCGCTAGAGGAATCTTTGATGATAAGGATATTGAATACTATAAAAGTGGACAACCACAAAGGGGGGATTCTAAAGATATCGAATCATATATTAAAGCCGCTGATATTAAGAATGGTGCTGAATTCGTATATTTATATAATATGAAAGATAAGAATTGGTATTACGCTGATACTTACAAAGATACAAAACTTAAAAAATTATTTTAAGAGGAATATAAAATGATAAAACTAATAGATTTATTAGAAAATAAAATAATTGTTACCCAACAGAAAATCCAACAATATATAAAGGATGGGAGTAAAGGTTCTCTTAATTTATCAAGTACCCCAATAACCTCCCTACCCCAATGTTTAACAGTAAGAAATCATCTTTATTTAAAAAATACCCCACTTTCTAAAAAATATAGTGTAGAACAAATTAAACAAATGGTACCTGGGGTTAAAGGTGACATTTATATGACATGATAAAATTAATACAAAATGACAAAATGAAACTAACTCAAATCATAAACGAAGGTGAAGAAAAAAGAACTCTTTCTAATGAAGTTAAAAAACACTTTTTAGAAATTGTTTCTACATACAACAAGTATCAAGAAATGATGGATAGAAAATCAGATTTAACTCAAGTTGCTGAAACTCTTGGTGGTATAACTGAGGCAGCAAGAACACTTGCAATATACGAAGGTGATAATTGGTTTGATAAACACACTGTCAAAAGAAACATGAGTGAGTTAGATAAGTTGGGTAAAGAATTTGATAAAGTTGCAGGTGAAGCTAACTCATTAGACCAAAGAATGGCAGGTTTATATGAAGATATGGGACATATCCTTTCTCGTTATTACAAAATGGGAGAAATCACAGAGGACCAAATGAAATCACGATTGGGAATACGTGAAGTAAAAATAAATACATTAAACGAATCGTTTTCACCAGAAGAAATTGAAAGACTTAAAGATGCAACTAAAAAGTTCGGTAGAATAGTAGGATTAAGTAAATTAATTGATAAAATGGGATATCATACTGAATTTGTAATGATAGATACAATACCTATGCATTTAAGGATTAAGAAAAACAAAAACGATAAAGATACTTTCATTATTGTAAATAAAAAATATGTTGATAAACCTGATTGGGTTGTTGGTGATATTGCAGGAGGACTTGATGAAAATGTAATAAATACACTATTATCATTAAATGAGGTATATACTAAATCGAAAAAACAAGATTGTGGTTGTGGATGTGGTGGAGTAACCGAAGGTGGATGTGGTGATTCAGTAGTTGAACAAGCAGTATTAGTTTCTAAAAGAACCGTAAGTGGTAATATCGTAACTCATATCAAAGAAGAAAACGAATTAAACGAAACAGAACATGCACTATATGAGTTTGGAAAAAAAATAGAAACTCTTATGGAGAAAAATTGTCCAACTGATGCTGGTAAATGGTCTGCATCTAAAGCAGCAGCAAAATCTAAATTTGATGTTTACCCATCGGCATACGCTAATGGTTGGGCAGCCAAAAACTACAAGGGTAAGGGTGGAACTTGGAAAAAATGTTAAAGAAGAAAAAAATACAGTAAGATAAAGGAAAGATATAATATGAATAAATCAATAGTAAATGAAAATAGAGGGTTTTATATGGCAATTGCTGGATTAACAGGTACCCGTGGCCCTGCCGTAGAAAAGTTTATAAAAGATTATAACCTTGATGATAAGAAACTTTTTAACTTCCTTAAAAAAGGTAAATTAAAAGATAGAATGAATTTCGCATCAGCACTTTCCGGTAAACCGGGAAATAAGTTACAAGGGGATATAGTAGGATTATTTGGAGAAGCCGCTACAGCAGCACCACTTTCTCAGGCCGAAAAAATGGCAAAAAAATACAAAAGTGCCGATGCATTTTCCACTGCGGTTATTAAACGAATGAAAGCTAAATCTGATAGTTATAAAAACTTGGATAAGGATAAAGAATATGTTGATTTTATGAAATCAATATGGACATCAATGCATGAATCAATAGTAACCGAAGGTAAAAAACGATTTTACCAAATGGATGGTATTGGTAAAGCAAAATATACTATTAATTTCCACGATGGTAAATCAAAACATAAAGATGGTGGTGATTTCTATGGTATAAAAATATTTAAGAATAAATCAGAATTAGAAAACTTTAGAAAAGAATTACTAAAAAATGGATATAAAGAAGATAGTGGATGGAAATCTGAATCAATAAACGAATCAAGAAGTACATTGATACTTGGAGTTGGAGATATAGATACGTACATATTAAAGAAATTACTAATGAATAATAAAAAAGTAACTAGTATTCTTGGTAAAAAAGAATTGGATTTTATGGAAAAGTCTAATGTTGTTGTAATCGCTGTATCTGGTAAAAACTATGATTTTATATTCACGGATGGAAAACAGGAATTCGAAATAGTAGATCAGGATAAAAAATTGAAACATCCACTACGTAAAGCAAGACCTAAGATACAGCAATGGTATTCAAAATCAATAAATGAAGGTGCGAAAACAGTTTGGAAGAAAAATGGAAATTTATTTGTAGATAGTGATTTTGTTAATTTTTCAAAAGGTAAATTACCGGGAAACCAATTAAAAATTCCTGGTTTCGGTGTTTTTTATTTAATTTTAAATGGTGGTGTAATCACTTTTATGAGACACCATGAGAAATTTGATGGTATGAGTGGTATATCACATACTATGACAGATGATAAAGGTGGAAAGTTAATGTCTCAGTTGATTAAAAAAATGGGTGCTAAAGTAATTCAAGAATCTGTAAACGAAGCAAAATTGGGTTATACAGATTCAACCGCATCTTATATCAACAACCACAAAGATGAGTATAAGCAAGCAGAGAAACTGAACAACGGAAATGAAATAAAGTTCTACGATATGTTACAACAGATGGAAGATAAGGTAGGGCATCCTAAAACTATGTTGTTTATTTCTAACGCATTACGTGGTTATGGTGTTGATATGTTTAAAGATCCAAAGATTAAAAACCCACAAGATGCACAAGAGGCCCTATTCTTATTGAGTAAGTAAATGAAACTCCAATCTATCATAGATGAAATAATACAAGAAACCACTAACGAAGATTTACGTAATTGGTTCAAATCTAAATGGGTCAATGTTGGAAAAAAAGTGGGTGGTAAACATCCACCTTGTGGAACAAGTGGTAAAAAGAGTGGATATGCTAAATGTGTTCCTGCTGCTAAAGCTAAAACTATGAGTAAAAAAGAAAAAGAATCTGCAACTCGTAGAAAAAGAGCAGCTCAAAATAAATCCAATCGTGGTGGTTCTCAATCAGCAGGACAAGGTAAAAAACCAATAAATGTTTCTACCCATACTGGTGATAAAAAATCAGGTACTGGTAAAGGTTCTTAAAAAATAAAATATATATATTTATACACAATAAAGTTTACATTAAAAATTATATAATGGCAAGACATACAACTAAGGTTATAGTAGAAGTTAGAAAAGGTGATATTAACAGAGCCTTAAAAATCTTTAAAAGAAGAGGAATGGATTCCGGTCATCTTCAAAAACTAAAAGATACGAAAGAATACACTAAACCAAAGACAGTTCGTAGAAAACAAAAGTTGGATGCAATTAGAAGAAACCAACGTGAAGTTTTATTGGATAAATGGGAAAGTGGAGACAATACCATAAAGATTTTCAATAAAAAAGATAAATATACGAAAAAATCTTCACAAAATGAAGAAAAACCCATAGAAACCTATGGTTTAAAGTTAACTAAGTAATACTTATATACTAATAACCCACTCAATGTGGGTTCACTTATTGGTTAATGAATACCCACTAATCTTATGTAGGGTCACCAAAAAACCGATTATTTTTAATTTCCTATTGAAAATCCCTAATATTTTCACAACAAAAAAATAACGAAAGGTAAATTATGGCAAATTCAAATTTGTTAAAAGAAGCCATCGCTGATGCTAAAGCTGTTAGAGAAACTGCAATTGCAAATGCTAAGATTGCTCTTGAAGAAGCATTTACTCCACGTTTACAATCTATCTTATCTCAAAAACTTCAACAAGAAATGGCTGAAGAAGATGAAGATGAGGATGAAGTAAACGAAGAGTACGGATTAGAAGATACTTCTGATGCTGATTCATCAAAAATCGATGGAGACAACAAAAAACCACAAGACAAAGTAAACAACTCGTCTGATGTGGCAAAAACAAACCCTAATACTGAAGTAGAAACTGCAGAAGTTGGTATGGAATCAGATGAAGCAGAAAAAGCTAAAGTATTTGAAGGTGAAGATGAAGATGAAATGGAAGAATCTTATCACGATGGTGAAGATGAAGATGAACTTGATTTGGAAGCAATCATTAGAGAACTTGAAGAAGAGCTTGATGATGATGAAGAAGAAGAAGTAGAAGATATCGCATCTGATGTGGTAGATGGACACGAAGAAGAAATGCATGAAGAAGATGATGAAGAAATGGATTCTGATGAAGAAATGGATTCTGATGAAGAGGACATGGATGATGAAATCGATCTTGATGAAATCCTAAGAGAAATGGGATATGGTGAGGACGCGGAAGAAGAAATGTATGAAGAAGATGATGATTCTGAATTAGAAGATACTAAAGCCGAACTTGGTGAAGCTATCAAAACTATCAAACAATTGAAATCTACTATCAACGAAGTTAACTTGTTAAACGCTAAATTACTTTACACTAACAAATTATTCCGTTCTTACGATTTAACCAACGAACAAAAAATGAAAGTTGTTGAAACGTTAGACAGAACTGCAAACGTTAGAGAAGTAAAATTAGTATTCTCAACATTAGCTGAATCATTGAAAATCGGTGGTACTGCTAGAAAACAAAAACAAACTGCTAAACTAACTGAATCATTCGCATCTAAACCAGTTGCTAGTACTGCTCCTTCTAAAAAGGTAATTACTGAATCAACTAACACAATGGCTGATAGATTCAAACAATTAGCAAACATTAAGTAATAATAACATAACAAAGGAAAAATAAAATGGCAAATTTTGATTTATCTAAACTTATGGAAGGAAGAAACCCACAACAGGTAATGTTGGCTGAAACACGTCAATTACAATCTAAATGGGAAAAAACTGGACTTCTTGAAGGTTTAAAAAGTAGAGAGCAATCTCAAATTTCGGTTCTTTTAGAGAACCAAGCAAAACAATTATTAGACGAAGCAACTGCAACTGGTACAAGTGCAGGTTCTGAAGAGTGGAGTGGTGTAGCCCTTCCATTAGTAAGAAGAATTTTTGGTGAAATTGCATCAAAAGAATTCGTTAGTGTTCAACCAATGAACTTACCATCAGGACTTATTTTCTATCTTGATTTCAAGTATGGAACTGCTCAAGCTGGTAACCCTGCTTACAATGGTACTTCTTTATTCGGTGGTACTGGTACAGATTTAGGTTCAACTGATTCAGCTGTAAATGGTTTATATGGTGCAGGTAGATTTGGATATACTTTAAATGATGTATCTGTAGCTGATGTAGCTGTTATCTCTCAAGCTTCTGCTTCATGGGATGAAGTAGGGTATGATGCAGCATTATCTGCATCTGTTGCAGATGGTTCTTTAGCTAAAATTATCGTAGCTCAATCTGCATTAGCTGGTGCTGATTTAGATGCAGTTCGTTCATTCGTACTTACTGATACTGCTATTGCTGATTTCTATCCAGCACACTCTAAAGTATCCGGAGCTAACTTAGTATTCTTTGTATCTCAAACTGGAACAATCGCTGCAGTAAATTCAATTTCTTACTCTAAACAACCAACCGCTGAAAACAGAGGTGATTTTGAAGATAAGAATCCTGTAATGGGAGGAGCTTCTTCAACAGGAACTGCATTAGATATTCCTGAAGTAGATTTAGAATTGAAATCTGAAGCAATTGTTGCTAAGACTAGAAAACTTAAAGCTGTGTGGACTCCAGAGTTGGCACAAGATTTAAATGCATACCACTCAATTGATGCTGAAGCTGAATTAACTTCTATGTTATCAGAGTACATCTCTTTAGAGATTGACCTTGAAATCTTAGATATGTTAAAAGCTAACGCTTTAACAACTGAATACTGGTCTGTAACATTAGGTGAAGAGTACAACTCTGCAACTGGTGCTTGGGTTGCTGGTGGTTCTGCCGCGGCATACAACAAAAACTCTTGGTTTCAAACTTTAGGAACTAAATTAAACAAAGTATCTAACAAAATACACCAATTAACACTTAGAGGTGGAGCTAACTTCGTTGTTGCTTCTCCTGATGTATGTACTATCTTAGAATCTATTCCAGGATTTACAGTTTCAGCTGATAAAGATGCTACATCTTTCGCAGCCGGTGTAACTACTATTGGTTCTATGTCAAACAGATATACTGTTTACAAAAACCCTTATATGACTTCTAACGAAATCTTATTAGGATTTAAAGGTTCTAACTTCTTAGAAACTGGAGCAGTTTACGCACCTTACGTACCACTTATTATGACTCCGTTGGTTTATGACCCAACAAACTTTACACCACGTAGAGGGGTAATGACTAGATACGCTAAGAAAATGGTCCGCCCAGAGTTTTACGGAAAAATATATGTAAAAGATTTAGCTAACGTATAATCTATTGATTATAGTTAATTAAACTTTATTTATTTAAAGTAAAATACTTAGGTATTTTGACAAATTAGAGGAGAACTTAATTGTTCTCCTCTTTTTTTGTGCCTTTTCGGTAGAATTCACATACTTATAATAAATACGAGTTCTATGGTAATATATAAGATACAATCCCCGCATGGTAAAGTTTACATTGGAAGGACAGATAATTTTAATAGAAGGATGGTTGAACATAAATCATTGTCAACTAAAAAAAGTAAAAAATACGATTATGCATTATATAGAGCAATTCGTAAATATGGTTGGGATTCATTTGAAAAGATTATTCTGGTGGAAATTGATGATGAAGTTAAGTTAAAAAAACTTGAGGAGGAGTTTATAAAGGCATATGATGCCGTTAAGAGGGGATATAATAATATATACGGTTCGGATGGGGGAGATGTTTACAAAAACAATCCTGAAAGATTGGCCAAAATGAAAAAAATCAATAGTGAGTTGTTTTCAGGTGAAAAAAACCCTATGTTTGGTAAAACCCATACCGAATCCACAAATCAAAAACAAAAACAAAAAGCTAAAGGTAGATTCTCATTACCATGGTATATAGATAGGAATGGAACCGATGAAGGTACACGATTATATGAGGAACGTAGAGTGTGGTTAAAGAACAGGCACTTACCAAAGGATGATAGTGGAAAGTTCATAAAAAAGGAGTAACCCTCCTTTTTTTTATGTCCAAATTTTAACAAAACTTTAACATTTGAAATTTGGTAAATATAAAAACATATCGTATATTCACTATGTAATAAGATTTAAAATTAGCAAGATATGACAAGTAAATTTGAAATTTGGTTAAACAAAGTAAACGAAGAAAGAAAAGATTATTGGAATAAGAACTTTTCTTACAAACCTTACGAACCAATTGAGGCTATAATAGGTAACAAATATATTAAACTAATGAACGATACTTCAGTATGGGGTTTTGTATCAATGATGGAAGGTTCTATTCAAGGTTCTCCAGTTACCAAAGGAGATTTACTAAAACCAGCAAGTTCGAAAACTCCTGCTAAACATAGTAGAGGTAATATCTTCAAAGGAAATGATAGTTGGAACTTTTATGGTCCTAATTATTTAAAGTAACATCAAAGAGAACTTCGGTTCTCTTTTTTTATATTCAAAATTATCTAATTGAATTTACAGATATGTTTAATAATTCTAAATCGATATAATTCTCTCCTTTTTCTTAATTCTATATTTATAGTAGTATAACTATATAATAAGGAGAAAAATATATGTCTCAAGCTCGTATTTGGACAGGTTCATCAACTTTTACTTCTGGTTCTTCCACTCCTTTCGGTATTTATGATTCGGATTTTAGATTTCAATCAGATGCACCAAAAGTAGCAAAATGGTGTGCACAAAGATTGGGATATCCTATCATTGATGTAGAATTAGAACAAGAAAATTTCTTCGCAGTATTTGAAGAAGCAGTTTCAGAATATTCTGCACAAGTAAACCAATTCAATATCAGAAATAATCTCGGTTCATTAGAAGGACAACCAACCGGAACCGATTATACTCACCAATCAGTAAATGGTTCGGAGTTAAATAATATTATTGCCATATCGGAACTATACGGAACACTTTCTGGTGTTGGTGGTAGGGCTGATATTAAGAAAGGTTGGATTGATGTAGATTCTAATTCACAAACTTATGATTTACAAACTCTTTGGGCAGATGTAAGTGAAAGTGGTGAAAGATTAGATATTACAACTGTATTTTACGAAGCAACTCCTGCTATTCAACGTTTCTTTGACCCATATTCAGTAAGTGGACAAGGAACCCTTAACTTAATTGATGAATTTGGGTTCGGTTCTTTTTCACCTGCAGCACAATTTATCTTAATGCCAATTTACGAAGATTTATTAAGAATTCAACAAATTGAAATGAATGACCAGATACGAAAATCTGCTCATACTTTTAATATAGTAAATAATAAACTTCAAATCTTCCCAAAACCAACATCAGATTTTAGAATGTATTTTGAATATCTTGTAAAAAAAGATGTAAGAGAAGCTGGTGCAATTATTTTACCAAATGTAGTATCTGATTATTCAAATATTGGATATGATTTCGCACAATATCAAAATATTAACGATGTTGGTAAACAATGGATTAGAAAATACACTCTTGCCCTTTCAAAAGAAATGTTAGGAGCAGTTAGAGAAAAATATTCAACAGTTCCAATTCCAGGTTCAGAAGTTTCTTTAGATGGTGCAGCTTTACGAGCAGAAGCCCAAACCGAAAAAGATAATTTAGTAGAACAACTGAGAGAAAACTTAAATGAAGTAAGTAAAAAAACAAGAATGGAAAACGAAGCAGCGATGGTTGATCAACAACAAACTGTAATGCAGAAGGTTCCATTAGCAATTTATATAGGATAATAATATGCCAAAGTTCTTTAATGCACGAGATTTGGATTTCATCAAAACAATCGCTGAAGAAGTGGTTGATTATGTGGTAGAACAAGCCGTTGTACTATTCAAAGTATCGGTTGGTGAAACAAAAACCAACTTATATGGAGAATCTCTCGGTAAAGTTTGGCATGCACCTGCTACTCTAATGACAATTGTAGATAGAGAACCTCAAAATGTAGTATATGAAGGCTTTGGTGCAGATAAAACACAATTAGTAGAGTTCAGATTCAATAGACAGAGGTTAAGAACTCAAACTCTTCCACAATTACGAGATATAAATGGTACCCTAATACCCGCTGATGCAATTCAAAACTCACAATTTGGTTATCCAGAGATTGGTGATGTTATTTTATTCGATGGTTCTTACTATGAGATAGATAATGTTAGACAATCTCAGTTAATTGGTGGTTCGCCCGAAATATATAACAAAGAAACTAATACCTTTGAAGATGCCCGAATGAACTTAATCGCAACGGCAATAAAAGTAAGAAAATCACAAGTACAAATAGAGGATAGAACATACTAATGGCAGTAGACCCACTAAAAAACACGAATATCAATCGTGGAGAGCAGATAAAACGAGAACCTATCGAAAAAGGTAGGGGTGTTCGTTTATATGATGTTGATATGGCAATTGCCGAACACATGATAGATACCGTTGTACCCACCGTAGAGGTGTTTAGAGAGAAAACTAAGGTTCCGGTGATGTATGGTAACCCCGAACGTTGGAAAGCCGTTAGAAAGGATGGATACCTTAGAGATAAACAAGGCCAAATTCAAATTCCTCTTATTATGTTTAAGAGAAATTCAGTTGTTCGTGATGACCAGATGGCTTCTTCAATGAATCGACATGTTTTTTACCCAACTGTTACTAAATTCTCAAAAAAACACAAATACGATAGATTTTCTGCAATGTTTGGTACTCAAAGACCGGTTGAACAATATAATATCACCATGCCCGATTACGTAACAATTAGTTATGAGGTAATGATATGGACTGATTTCACAGAACATATGAATGCGATAGTTGAGGCGTTCCAATATGCAACTGATGAGTATTGGGGAGATAAAAGTGGGTTCAAATTTAGAGTTCGTATAGATTCTTTCGATAATACTACCGAAGTTGGAGAAGGTTCTCAGAGAGTGGTTCGTACTACCTTTACAATGGTAGTAAATGCATACCTTCTACCCGAAAAATTTGATAATGAATTAACTCATAAAAAATCCCTATCACCTAAAAAGGTAGTTTGGGGTATGGAAACTGATTTAACAGGTGGATTGGGTAATCAATCTAACCAAACTCAAAAAATGTACAACGAATACTCAGATATAATTGATTTTATGTCTATTCGTGGTTCCAAACAAGCAGAGTTCATTGATAATGAAACTGTAAAATTAACAAATGTAGAATTACCAAAACTCCCACCTGAACTTAACGGTTCTTTTGATACAAATGATTGGTTTAGAGTTTATATTAATGGAGTTCATGCTAGACATACTACATATACATATTTATATGATTATTCTAATAAAGAAATAGTATTTACCTTTATTCCATTAACATTAGGTTATACTATTGAAAATACTGATGAAGTTGGTATGACGGGGAAGTTTATTGAACTATGATAAAAGATTTACAAAAAATACTAAAAGAAGTTCATGAACCGGATGAATATAAGTTGATAGTACATGATATGTTACATCCTTTATATTGGATATGGAAACTTGAAAATGGTAAATTAAAAGATTTATATGAATTTATACGACCATATCGTAATGAACACGCCAGATTTGATATATTTATAAATGGTCAGTATATTTTAGAAAAAGATTATATAGCCGAACACATTGGTAAGGATTTTCATATAAAATTCTTAAAATCTAATTTTGTTGGGGCATATGATTTAGAAATAACTGATGATATAAAATTAGAGGGAGATATTGATTTAGTATGAGTAATCTTAAACCAAATATAATAACTCCATTTAACGATAAATTAAGATTTAAGAATTTGGTAAATGAAGTAATAAACGATTCATGGATTTATACCTTAATACCTGATTCTATATCTAATAATGGATTATTGTTTACTTTAAATCTTATAAACAAAAAATTTGTTTTTGAAGATGTTAAAGTTGATAAATTAGAAGATTATATTGATATATACTTTTCTAACATTAAAATTTCATCTGATTATTATAATGTGGTAATTAGTGAAAATAATATAATAATAAATTTGGTTGAACCTATTATTAATGATATTAGTGGTATAACCAATGATTTATTTTTAATAAAAGGTAAAATAGTAGGATTGTAAATGGCAGTATTAATTCAAGATAAGCAGGTAAATACTATATCAACTGGTTCATTTAATGAATTATCAGCATCTGTATTTGGTTCTTTTAGAACATTTGATACATTTGAGTTAATGATATCTGAATCTGCTTCACGTATTACAAATAATCAGTTAGCTTGGTGTCAAGAAACACAAACCATCCATCAAGCTACTAAAATATTTGCTGAATTAGAAGATATATTTGAAGATAGTATTCAATGGAATGAATTTAATGGATTTACCAATCAATCTGGAGATATTAATTCTGTTACAGCCGGTTCTGGATTATTGGGAGGTGGTTTAGCTGGAGATTTAATTATAACATTAGATACCGGTTCGGCACACTTTGAAGATGGTGTAGAAAAAGTTGTTATAGTTACAACTTTAGATGGTGGTGATATATAATAAATAAATAAGTTTTATACTTATACAAAATAAATCACTAAATAGTGGTTTTTACAATAGGGCAGATGATCCAACAATTTCAATAAAGGTTTTCGTTAGACTAAATTAAAAACAAAAATAAGAAAAACAAATATGGCACAAATTATTAGACACAGAAAAGGGGTATTGGAAAGTGTTGCATCTGCTACCAAAAGAAAAGCAGAATTACTTGTAGTAACAGGTTCTTCGGTTTCAGCAATAGACACAGGTCTATTATTCGTTGGTACAGAAGGTGGAGCGGTAACACCAGCAAACAAGATATTGACAGGAGCAACAACACCAGATTTAACTGGAGCTGCTTATGATACATCTATT